AAATTCAAACAGTTTCCTATCTGGTCAGGGTCAACCGGACGTGGTTCGACTGGTTGGTTTATTTATCCGACACTTCGCCAAATACAGCCAGAGATCATTGCCAAGTGGGAAAATGCTTTTGATCGAATTCTAAAGGAGTGGTAAATGGCCGGACAATCGCGCACACTCAAGCTCTCGATCCTTGCTGACGTAGATCAGCTCAAAAAGTCACTTCAACAAGCTAACGGAGACGTCGATGACTCATCCTCAAAAATGGGCGACTTTGCCAAGAAAGCAGGATTGGCTTTTGCGGCTGCTGGGGCTGCTGCTGGCGCTTACGCAATCAAGATTGGAATCGATGGTGTTAAGGCAGCGATTGAAGATGAAGCAGCGCAGGTCAAATTAGCCAACGCCCTAAAATCTGCAACGGGTGCAACCGAGGCACAAATAGCTGCAACGGAAGAACAAATTCTCAAGATGTCTTTAGCGACAGGCGTGAGTGATTCAAAACTTCGTCCGGCCTTGCAGCGCATTGCGCTTTCGACAAATGATCTCAGCAAAGCACAAGATCTTCTTTCCGTTGCTCTTGATGTTTCGACGGCTACTGGAAAGCCGCTTGAAGCTGTGGCAAATGCCATTGGAAAAGCCTATGACGGCAATACTGCCGCGCTTGGCAAACTAGGCATTGGACTTTCATCAGCTGAACTGAAAACAATGTCATTCACGGACGTACAGACAAAACTAACAGATTTATTTGGCGGCTCCGCAGCTGCTAACGCCGAGACATATCAAGGCCGCTTGGATCGATTAAAAGTCACATTTGAAGAAGCAAAAGAAACTATTGGCTATAAATTGCTCCCAATCATTCAGCAATTGGTCGATTTTATTGTCAGCAAGGTTGTGCCAGCGCTAGGCAAATTTGCGGATTTCTTCAAGCCAATTACCGAGGCAATTGATAACAACAAAGAAACGTTTATGCAGTTTATTGAATTTATTCAAAAATATGTCGTTCCAGTTTTGGTCACAGTTCTTGGCGGAGCCTTCAAGGTAGTTGGCGAAATTGCCGGTGGAATCATCAATGTAATTGGAGCGGTAATCAGTGGCCTCAATTCGCTCATTTCTGGTGCAGTAGCCGGAATCAATGCTTTGATTCGTGTCTACAATTCGATTCCATTTTTGCCGAATGTTTCGCAGATTTCAGCTCCATCCATTTCAGTTCCAAGCGTAAGCATTCCAAAAACGACAACACCATCGGTGACAATTCCAACCATTTCAGTTCCAACGACTACAAGCTCAACTGGCACTGGATCCACGACAACATCAAGCAATGGTGTTGCCTCAGCTGCCGCCGGTGCTGCCAATGTGGTCACAGGATCTTTCGATGTTGGCTCATTCCGTAAGGCCGAAGCTGCCACATCAGGAACAACAATCAATCTGACAGTCAATGGCGCTTTTGACAAGGAAGGCACTGCACGGACAATCGTGGACACTCTCAACGATTCTTACTATCGCGGCACTGGTGGCGGCGGTAATCTGGTAGCACTCTAATGACTCAGTGGTCTCCTGAATGGAAGGTCTTGATCGAAGGCGTCGAATTCACTGACGTCGTTTTGGCCAACCTTGCAATTTCATCCGGTCGCACAAATATTTATACTCAAGCCCAAGCCGGATATTGCACACTCAATCTAATTAATCTCAACGTGGGAGCCATTACTGCCGAAATCAATGATTCGGTCTCAATTCAGGTCAAAGATACATCTGGGACATTTGTGCCTATTTTTGGCGGATCCATTGTGGACGTCTCTGTGACTGTTTCGCAGGTTGGCTCGGTAGCAATTACTCAGGAGATCACCATCACGGCTCTAGGGGCGCTTGCAAGGCTTCAAAAGGCATTGACTCTGGGCGTGTTATCTAAGGATTTTGACGGCGACCAGATTTATTCAATCCTTGAAGATTTACTGGTCAATAACTGGAGCGAGGTGCCAGCAGCTCTTACGTGGGCGGATTACACACCAGCGACTACGACTTGGGCTACTGCGGAAAATACTGGACTTGGAGAGATAGATCGTCCAGGCAATTATGAGCTGGCCAATCGCGGATCTAGTCAGACAGTTACCTGGAATTTAGTGGCAGACCTTGCCACTTCTGGACTTGGTTATTTATACGAGGACGCGTCTGGACTTATTTCCTATGCAGATTCGACACATCGATCAACCTATCTGGCCACTAACGGATACACCGACTTAGATGCTAATCAAGCTCTGGGTCGTGGAATCAAGATCCAGACGAAAGCAGGAGATATTCGCAACGACGTTTCCATAGTCTGGAAATCCGGAACGCAGACTGCCACTGACGCAGCTTCAATTGCTCTTTATGGAAAACTGGCGCAACAAATAACCACGTCTCTGGAAAAGTCTGCCGACGCCCTATCTCAAGCTCAGTTTTATCTAACGCTTAGGGCTCAGCCTCAAGCATTCTTGGAATCAATCACTTTTGCCCTAACAAATCCGGAAGTCGATGACGCAGACAGAGACGCTCTGATCAACGTATTCATGGGTCAGCCGATCTCATTGTGTAATTTGCCGGTCAATATGCAGTCCGGTAACTTCTTGGGCTTTGTCGAGGGCTGGCGATTCCAGGCTTCTTTTAATGAACTCTCAGTGACTCTTATCGTCTCTCCATTGCCATTCTCGCTTCAGGCTATGGAATGGCAGGATGTAAGTGTCGCTGAAAGATTTAACACACTATCTGGCACACTTGACTATGCGCACGCATTAGTCGTGAATTAAGGAGAAACGATGGCAAATCCAACAACAAACTTCGGCTGGGTGATGCCGACGAGCTCAAGTCTCGTCACGAATCTTCCGGCTGATTTTAACACATTCGGCCAGGCTGTTGATACATCGATGGCGCAGCTCAAGGGCGGATCTACAGGTCAAGTCTTGTCCAAGACTAGTGCGACCGATATGGCTTTCACTTGGGTCACACCAACAGATCAAACGCCTTTGACAACTAAGGGTGATCTATTTACTTTCACAACAGTTGATGCACGCCTAGCAGTAGGCAACAATGGCGAGACACTTGTAGCAGATAGTTCCACTTCAACAGGCTTGCGCTATCAAGCACCAGTTCAACAGAACCCAGTATTAAACTCAGCAATGCAGGTGTGGCAACGTGGTACAAGTATTGCGCCAGTCGGCGCGACAGATTACACGGCAGACCGCTGGACAGGTTACTTTCCAACAGGCACAACAGTTAGCCGACAAGTTACAGGCGATACAACTAACCTGCCATTTATTCAATACTGTGCAAGAATCCAGCGCAATAGCGGTCAAACAAGCACAACAGTTAGACAATTTACTCAAAGCCTAGAAACAATTAACTCAGTTCAATTTGCAGGAAAGACGATAACTCTTTCCTTTTATGCTCGCGCTGGTGCTAACTTCTCATCCGCATCAAACTTGTTAAATGCTAGAGCAATTTGGGGAACAGGTACAGACCAAAACTATACAGGCACATACACAGGTGCAACTTTGGCAGTAAACCAAGACGCTACTTTAACAACTACTTGGCAGCGTTTTAGTTACACAGGTTCAATCGGTGCAACGGCTACTGAAGTGGCTATGCAGTTTCAATACACACCAAGTGGTACTGCTGGCACTAATGATTACTTTGAGATTACAGGTGTGCAATGGGAAGTCGGTTCAGTAGCAACACCTTTCCACACTTATGCAGCAACAATTCAAGGAGAACTAGCCGCTTGCCAGAGGTATTACTACCGCACAACAATAGGCGGCAATGCAAGTAGTGGCTATACGACACTCAACTATTCAACGACCGCAGCAATAGCAACTTTGCCAATGAAGGTAACAATGCGAGTGGCACCAACTGTTTTAGATTATTCAAACATTTTGATTTATGACTCAGTTAATGCTTTTACTATTACTGGCTTGGCTTTATGGTCGGCTGCTACAACTGACACAAGTGGTTTATTAGCAACAGGTGCATCAGGTATGACTCAATTCAGAGGTGGTATCTTGACGGCAACTGCTGCTGGCGGCTACATCGGACTAAGTGCGGAGTTATAAAAATGGAAAACATCACATACATTACAGATAAAGACGGCAATGAACACGCCATAATTGACCACGGCAACGAGCAATTTACCTCAATGCTTAAGTCAGAATACGACCGCAGACAAACGGAACAATCCACACCGATTGTTAAAGATGAGCCAGCAACTAAGAAGTAGCAATGGATGGCTTGCGTCAAAAGACGCAGCTGAATTGCATATTGTCAGCGTTCCAATTGAAGGGACAAAGATCAAGGTTCGATGTGCAAAAGCCGTTGCACCATTGATCGCTGGATTTTGTAAAGAATTCAATGAGCTGATCGAGCCGATTGATGGCGGCGCCTTGGACGACTGGGGCTATTGTTTTCGCAATGTACGCGGATCCACTGACAAACTCTCCAATCATTCATCTGGAACAGCTATCGATCTGAACGCGACAAAGCATCCATTGGGCAAAATTGGAACATTTCCAGCTGAAAAGGTACCGATGATCCGAGCGCTGGCCAAGAAATATGGCTTAAAATGGGGCGGAGATTACAAAGGCCGAGCTGACGAAATGCACTTTGAGATCGAATTGGGTGAAGCGAAGGTCGCAGCACTCATCGGGAGCCTGAAGTTAGGAGATGAATAATGGATAAAACAAAAGCACTATTGGCATCTTGGGCTAGAAGTTCAGTTGCCGGAGCGTTGGCCGTTTATATGACTGGCAATACAAATCCGAAGGATCTTTCGATGGGCTTAATTGCTGGCCTTGTTCCGATGCTTGCACGTTGGGCAAATCCAAAAGACGATCTAGGCTTGAAGAAGTGAGCGTTGGCGAATGGACGGCGGTGGGTGGGCTTGTTATTGCGGTGCTTACTGCCGTTTATTCGTCAATGAGATTTATGGTGAAATCGATCATGCGAGAACTGACGCCAAATGGTGGGAACAGCCTCAAGGATCAAGTCTCTCGCATTGAGTCTCGATTGGATCAACTGATGTTGGAAATCGCCCTTAAAAAATAGACACGCCGACGGCAATGTTGCCAATGTCAGCCATAGATGTCATTCTTTATTTGGGAGCATTCGACAAGGCTCCCACGGGAGCAAAAATGACAACAAGTGAAATAGGACTATTTGTCCTAATGATGATCGGCTGCATTTTGTGGTCGATTGTCAGTTATTCAGTAGGTTACAAAGAAGGCCAGCGAGACGGCTATCGACGCGGCAGATCAGTCAGCCGCCACATCTCAGCTAAGGCGGTGAGCAAGTGAGTTTTCTAGATAATTACGAAGATGTAGCTGCTCGCATTCAACGCTTTTGGGCCACTTATCCAAACGGCAAAATCCACACTTCAATAATGGACGTCAATCTTGAGAAAGGTTATGTCCTGGTTGAATGCCGGATTTATCGCAATTATGAAGATCAAGAGCCAGCCGGTATCGATTACGCATTTGGCAATGTGAACACCTACAACGTCCAGATGAAAAAATGGTTTATTGAAGATACTTGTACCTCAGCAATCGGACGCTGCGCCGGCCTAGTGCTTGGCACTGACAAACGGCCAACAATCCAAAATATGCGCCAAGTCGAGCAAATCGATTCACAGATTGTTCAGGACTCTGCCGTGGCATATGACTACTGGAGCACAAAGCACGGAGATGTTCCGTCATTCCAAACACGCGAAGCAGCTGAAGAAGCCGGAATGCCGACGCTAGGCGTGGCCATTGACGAAATCAAAAGC